ATGAAAAGTGACAAACTGATACAGAGCTTAATTTGGAGAAACTACAGAATCATGCTTCCCGATCAAGCGGAGGAAGTACGGCAATTAAAAGAAGCAAAGAGTAAGCTTCCACCTCCTTTGATGACCGACCAGCAATTAAAACGGCTCGGGGTTTTAATTCTTGATGCTCTCCGTCATGGGCTGGAGCTGTGCGTCACTTATTGGCAGGATGGCTATTATCGAGAGGGCGTCGGGCGTTGTAGACTTAGTCGACGAAGAGCACCGTCAAATTAGAGTGGAACTTGCTGATGGGGATTATGTCCACATAAAGTTTGAACAATTAAGGTATCCGAAAGGATCTGATCGTATGCACCTCTTACAAGACGAAGAGATTCAACAACTTACTCCCCGTTTCATCTTTCTGCCGCTGGCCCGCAAAGTGCTGGAGCAACATAAATTAAAAAAACACTTTATTTATTCGAGTGACCTTCTAAGCACTTGGGGCATATGCTGATTTTATAGTCATATGCTTTAGGAGGAATAAAACCATGAATAATCCCTACTATATGTATCCTTATCATACCTATTATTATGGTAATGCTCCAGTTCGTAACCATGATAATATGTGGAATTCTGGTTACTGGAATACACCACATCTAACGCCGAATACTCGAAACTATACGAATGCCTCAGTGGATCACGGAAAAAGTCCATTTGTCGTGAATATTAACCAAGCAGCAAAACAAAACGACACATATCGTACTGCTATTTGGACCGGGGATCATCTTCAAGTGACTTTGATGAGCATTAACGTTGGGGATGATATAGGATTGGAAATTCACCCTCACGACGATCAATTTCTTCGTATTGAGAGTGGGCAAGGACTTGTTCAAATGGGAAAAAGCAAAAATCAATTAACCTTTCAAACACATGTCTCTGATGACTCAGCCATTATGGTACCTGCAGGTACGTGGCACAATGTCACCAATACAGGCAACACTCCGTTAAAGCTTTACTCAATCTATGCTCCACCTCATCACCCATTTGGTACTGTTCATAGAACAAAGGAAGATGCTATTGCTGCTGGAGATTAGAGACCAAGCCCCTCTATCATAGTAGGGGCTTCTTCTCATCATAAAGTCGGTACTTATTGCGGAGCTGCACATGCTCTTTTTCTTTTCTAGGACAACATTCTTTTGGGCTGATCTTTAACTGGTTTCAACTTCCCGATACACCTATTCCTAAAACGGAATAGGATAAGCAAAAAAATATCCATTGTTGGTAAAGTTTCTCGTTTAAACCCAACCAATTTACATATACTGGATAAGAAGACTTAAGCGGCCCCGGTAGGTCTTCAGTAGGCGAACATCGAAGAGTTCTACTTTATGAGGGGCCACCAAAATCCTCCTGTTCTACCTCCGCAGGGGATTTTTTAATTAATCCAGCATTCCCAATCGATCTAGTATAACCGCCAGCTGCTCGCGTGTGAGCGGCTCCTTCGGCCCTTGCCCCTCATTCATGATGCCTTTTGCCAGTGCTTTTTCCCAGCTGGCTTCTGCCCAGCTACTTGGCTTTTTATCGCTCATTTCGATTACCTCCTTTAATCTAAGTCGCACTTGCCTCATGTCGATGCCCGGGCACGCTGTAGCAGCACCCGGGAACTCCTTATGTCCTAGCACTCGCTCTACTGGTACATTGAACCGCTGCATGGCAAGCTTTGCACGTTCTTCCCAAGCCCTTTCCTGTGCTGCGGTAAAGGAACCATTACCCACAAGACAAATGTGGTATGTGTAGCTGTTGTGATTCGCTATGCCGTTCGTGACCATATCGGGATCATAGCAAAGCTCGACTGTGCCGTCCGGCCAGATAATCTCGTGATAGCCGCCGGTGATCCACCCAAGACCACGCCATCTGTTATTCCAGAACGTAAAAAAATCACCAGTCGCTGTTGCGGAATGGTGACGAGCAATATGGGTGATAGCGCTGATCGATCTTTTGGTGGAACGTTTAGGCGTTTGACTGCGGATGTCGACAATTTTAGTCATGATGCCCCTCCTTTGTTCTGCCTGCGCGCTCATTACCCAACTCAAACAATCCAGTCGCAGCCAATGCCGCCAGTGCGCCGGCCCATAGACGCAAGATAAGCTCCAACTCCGTAAATGGATAGGAGGCGGCCCCGACAATCAGGCCAATGATGAGCGAGACTAATGGGACGATGTTTTTAGGCAAAGATACTGAGCGCTTAAGCAATTCCACCAAAGCTAAAATAATTGGCGATATGACAGTCGCAAATAATAAAACAGGTTCCATCTTTATCAACTCCTTTTTCAAATTAAAATAAGCCGCATCTTTTTAGATGCAGCTATCTATTAATAAAGCTATCAACAAGCAAATAAATCAGCCCTCCGCTTCCAACAAGTAAGCCTAACAGTTTCCAGATTTGTTGCTGAGTGTAGCGCCGATGCTCCCGGGCATATAGGTCGTTTTTTAAGACATGATTTAAAAGCTGTTGGGAAAGCTCTTGCTGTTTTCCGCTCTCTTTGAGGACGGTTTTTTCAGTCTCAGCCAACTGTAGTTTCAGCTCACTGTTGGCCAGTTCTTGCTCCTGCCTATAGATTTCAAGTGACTGGATTCGATTCTCATGATCCTGAACCACCTCTCGCATGTCTTTTTCCTCCTCCAAACTTACTCCCTCCCCTTATCTCTGTATTGGAGGTTGGTGCCCCCACCTTACTACAAAAAAAATACATTTAACATTACTTTTGACGCAGGATAATTTACTCTTTTAGCGGAATATTAATAGGTGTAAAGGAGGTGAAATCAATGGTAATCGTTAATTGCCCCAACTGCGGACAAGATTTTAAAGCCTATGCTCAAATGAGCGAGCAGTCGTTTAAAGAGCTTGAGCATGTCATCAATATTGAGCGATGCCCTCACTGCAATCAACTTGTCCGCTACACTAAAAATAGCATGAGATACGGAACGATCAACCTCAAAAAACAATTTGACATTAACGATCCCTCGAGTTATTAGCTCCTTATAAAAAATACACCTACTCAGCGAGTGGTGTTTGTTGCGCATCATCGTCCTTCTTTGCAAAAAGAAACCTCACCTTATGGCGAGGCTGAAAATTTCTTATGAAAAAGTGTAAGTCCAAGTCATCGTACCCGTAACCCCATTACTGCCTGTGTAATCAAAGGTTATATCAACTGTACCGGCAGATACTTTGTTTACGTTTAAGTAAACATGATTTGAAGGGTTAGGACCCGTAATATCGACTGTAGCTATACTCTCATCGCTACTAACTGGGTTTGAATAGATTGCTGTTGTTCCATCGGCTCCGGGTAACGCCACACTTAAGTTGACATTCGTAGAAAGTGCAAATGGACCATGAACAGACTCATCTTCAAACGGACTTGAAATGATAACATTTGGTTCACTATTCTCGCCTTAACCTTCTTTATCTCTCGGCTTTATAACGAGCCTTCACCATGCAAGCGACTTTCATCGCACACGGCGATCTATCAACGAAACACTTGTGTTACTTATTTCCCCAATCTTAATATATACTGATTTCTGAAAATTAGGAAGAAATATTTTTTTCTAATGTCAAAAAAAGATACTCCTTCTTTCAACTCCGACTCGTCACTGTAGCATCCCTATAACCCTGACTTACCTTATCCATTATTGTCGGCGAATCCTTACCAAACACAGCATCCAACCTAAAACCGCTACGCTCGTAAGTCTCAACCACCTCTGTAATGCGCTCGTCCATCGTCACCCCCCAATCCCTGTTTTGCACAGTCACAATGTCGCCTAAATCCCAATCACGCTCGTAAACAAACGGACAGCTATCCAAGATAGTTCCCTCGAAGGTTCTGATTCGCTGGCGTTCAGCAAGTTTTTCCTCTCCACGCTGCCGCAATAAATTAAGGATTTCCTCTTCCGTCAGCCAGCCATCCGGATAGACCGGATTCCTGTCCTCATCCTCAGTAGGCTGAGCGTCTCCATTACCTATGTCCCGGGCATCGACAAACATCTCAAACCGATCCAGTCCCTCAGCATCCACATCGCCTACCTCCACAATGAGCCGTTCAGCGCCTTCACCTTGTCCAGCAACATACGCAATATTTTTATAATCAAGTACGCTATCGACAAAGCGCTGACTCTGGACAGCGTCAAATTCGGGCGATAGGATGACAGGAGGGAGAACGGACTGACTGGCCGTGAGGTTCCTCCCCTCTTTAACATCAAATATCCAGCACTTGCTATCATAATCGAGCGTGATAAACCATCCTAGGCCGGTAAGCAAAGATAAGCGCTCCATCTCTTCATCTAACTGTTTCCACCGCGTTTCCCACAGGTCAGTTGTGCCCCGCTCCTGATCCACAGCAGCCAGCGCAACCTGCGAGATGGCACGCTTTGCATCAGCCGGATTGATGACATTAGTAAGGACCAGCTTACGCATGTGCGTCTCTGCTGGTCCGTTTGTTGATTCAGTGGCAGCTCCTTCTGACGGGATGGCCGGTAATCTACTTAAGATACCTTCAAGAGTTGAGCCTCTTATTGTCCAGTTTTCCGATGCTTTACCCGACTCCGTTAGTTCGACTTCCATATGCTCGATGATGACGGCCTTGTGAACCTCGTTGCCAGGAACGAGAAGCGCACCTTCCTGTAGATACTGAGCGTTGTTACTGTATCGATTGACGACGAACTGAAACTCTCCTGCCTTGTGCCAGCGCCTTGTGAGCATGAAGCTATCGTAAGCGTCGATCTCTCCTAAAAGATTGAATTGTGCGTTTATGATGCGGATTGGTTTCATATGAGCCCCCCAAATTCAGATAACTCTCGGCAATTTTTTTCAAAACCGTACCTTTATAGACTGCTGTTCTTTCTGCGAAGAATAGTATTAACAAAGCAGTAAATACAACGACCAGTAAAATAATCCCGACAATTATATCTGCTATAACAGAAGAAGCTGAAGAATTTGATGATACATTAAGAATAAATGCAGACAGTAAAGCTAATGAAAACCCTAATAGAATACTAAACGCATGTCTTTCTTTCACTTTTGCTAAACTACCTTCAACATGAGCAATTATGACTTTAATTTCTTGGTTGTTTATAGTGTTATTCTCTAAATGATTCTCAAAGAAATCCTTTAAGCTCAACACCATTTTAAATTCGCTTTTTTCCTTCAAAATTTTGTTGATAGAGTTTAGCTTTTCCTCCATTATCATCACCTCACCACCTATTACGAACGTACTAAGCAATAAGTTTCAGATGATTTGATGAAATTAAGAAGCCCTACTACAAGTAAGGCTTCTCTCTGTCTTCACCCCTCTAACGGCTTCCCATCCGCGCCAAGCCCCAACGCCTCTAACTCAGCCTGTACTCCCGGCTTTAAATTAGCCGGCACCGTCTCAAATGGCCGTCTGCCCGCAATCACCAACGTAACGTAAACAGTAACTAACATACGATCATCTCCTTTTAATAAAATTAAAAACGCCAACGTGATCCGTTGCCGCCATTTGCGTATCCTATTCATTTTCTAGTGCCTGCCTTACGTCTTCGCGGATATTATGCGGAACTGCCGGAACGTCAGTGTCGTTCTCCAGTGACCGCCGTCCTGCTTGGACAAGAGCTTTATACGCCTCGATGATCTTCGCCTTAGACATTTGCCTCACCTCCTCCCAGTATTAGCTCGTACATTTCAGCAATTGCTTCATACGTGTTTAATAGGCTGATCATTTGCTCTTCGTATACGGCCGCTGTCGCCTCGTATGCGTCCAGCTGGGCGGTGATCTGCTCCTCGTAGACTTCGGCGAGGGCTTCATAGAGATTCAGTTCCAGTTCTTCGATCGGGTCGAGCGGCTCCGGATCAGGGGTGGGTACATAATCGCCAACCGTCGTTTCGACTCGCTCAAAATTTCCTTCCTCATCAAAAATGAGAGTGATTTCGCCCCTTGTGTCATATGCCTCCCAAATATTAGCGATTACTTGAAGATCGTATATTTGTAAATAACTTAGATTTGAAGGTAATGAAGGAACTTCTAATTGATCAATAATTTTTCCATTTTGCAAACCCTTGTATCCTGTTAAATCTACTAATTCTTTACTTGACTCTTCATAGATCAGTATCACTTTAAGCCCTCCTTACACGCACATTCCGGACGTGCAACGAACCATTTGTATCCGTACCTGTACTACCGTATTCCGATGCAAAGAAAGCACTTAATATAATCACTGTGTTTGCCGGAACGCGCCTATTCATTGTCAAAGTCGCACTATAGTAAGCAGTGCCTGTGGTCGTTTGGGTAGTTTGGAATAATGGTGAAACTCCAGGCCACACTCCAGTAGAGTTTGGACTTGTTCCGCTAGGACTCGCCCATCTATAATTAGCAAATCCGTCAGGCAGTAAGCCATTATAGCTTAAAACATTGGCGGTACCTAGTGGGTTTTCGATAGTTAAAGCAAACTTTGTTGAGACTGGCGCATTCTGGCCAGTGTAGCGGGGGCTATATTGAAAATCGATTCTATACATACCGGGATGCTTTAAAATAATTCTTATTCCTTGATACATAAGATCGTATCCTTGCCGATTTGACCTTGAAGCATGTGTTGCATAAGTTACCTCTTCGGTATTATAAAGTTCTTGTACAGCAGTACCCGGAGTAGCGATTCTGGTTAAATCCTCAAGTTGTTCAACCTGTTGAGCACTCATGAACCCCGCCTCGGTTGGAGTAGCTATAGCATGAGCATCACCACCCGCCCCAATATGAGCATCAAGCCTGTCAATTACGATCTGTAGGGCGTCGGTGATTGACGGCAAAATATTAGAGGACACCAACGGACACAATTCTTTATCACCCCGCTCATCCATGATGTCGGAATCATCAATAAAGCTCCGACCGCCAACCACCCGGACCTGAGCTAGTGACAGCTCGTAAATGTTACCCTCCCGTGTCAGAGCTGGAGGTACAGGATTAGCAGCAGGCTCCCCTTGCAACACTCTCACCTCAATTGACCGCGCTGACAGCGACAGATCAAGCCGTAGCACAATGCGATCAATCCGATCTAACGAGTTATCCGCTCCAGCAAGCGTCACAGGCAGCGGCACGTCATACAAGCTATAAACATAGCCCTCGATCCAGGCATAACCGGTTTGTACTTGCACTGTCATGCCCTCTCTTGCCTCAACCTTGAGCGTGTCTGGATCGGTGAGGATGCCGGTATTGATGAGTGGTTTTAAATATTGCACAAACTGCTCGGCGGGGTATTCTCGCTCATCGCTGGCTATGCTGTCAAACGGCAAACTAAATTCTGGCATACTATCTCCCTCCTTATATACCAACGTATCTATTTCGATAGATCACCCTCACACGAGTGAGCGTGCTGTCGTTGTTGCTACTGTATTCGATCAAGTTATCGCCAAGTTCAAGTTGAAAAAAAGACGAAGCCAAATCAATGTAATTAAACGCATTTTCGCTCTCGCCGTTTGCCCGTTGTATCTCAACTCGTTTTTGGCCAAAAGCGGTATTTATGAGCAAGATGTCGTCCGCTCCAAGCTCACGATTAACGGTGATATACTCGCCGGTCGTCCGGTTATAAATCGTTGGATTTTGAGCAGGCCCTTTAAACTCAATCTCGACCGGCGTCGGCACGTCCCCAACATTGGTGAACGTCCGTTGATAACCTCGATGGGCAAACTGCGTCGGTAGCACAAGCGGAAATTTAAGGCCTCCCATCAAATAAGCCATTTGCTCGCCACTGATGTAGTTATCCAACAAAAACGGATTCGGACATTCAAACTCCACCAGCACGCGCTGCCTGTTCGGCCAAAGGTTATGAGAGTCATCATTGTAGATGACTTTACGCGGCACGGCCAAGATCGTCTTATTTTGATCAACAAGGGTCAACTCCCCCATGCCGTCCTTTGGGTTAAAGACACGGCTGATCTGCCGCCTGCACTCTTGGACATGCTGCGGACTAATGCCATCAAATGAAAACAAAAGACTGACATCCCTCGTCTCAAAATTGGCCCCAATAAAAGTAGCCCCGTCTTGATACGGGGCCGATTGCATTTGCAAATCCGCATCTGGACTTGATAAGCCGGTAATCCTCACGACTCTATAGATAGAGGAGGGATCGTCGAGTAATAAATCCCCCCTTTTGTTTGACCAGGTTATCATTGCCTCACCCCATGCTTAGCGCCCGGTCCAGACGCTTGATTTCTCGCTCCCGCTCGGCCGGTGTCGATACCTTAGGACTGTTAATTGTGATGTTATTTGTCTTGTTGTTATTGGTTGTGGATTGATTGGTCACATTGCTGCTGCTCGTAAGTGCAGAGGATAAACCGGATAGTGCCTTGCCTGCATTAATAACAGCCCCAATTGGTGAGCGGTTAGTGAGAGCTTTGCCCGCACTGCTAATTGCACCACCAACAGGTCCTCCTCCTGATCCTCCACCACCCGGCATAGAAGGTGGAGCGGGTGTCGGGACATTAAAGGCGCTCCGGATGGTCTGAGCGATTTTATCAGCAATTCCTTTCGCTGTAGCGATGAGCTCATCTTCCATAGACGCCATACCTTCTTTAAGTCCTTCCATTGCCGATTTCCCGATATCGGGCATTTCCTCAGCCATACCAGTAAACTCGCCTGTTGTTCCTTCACGGATTCTACTCACCTGTCGGGACCATTCGAGACGTAGTTCATCGAGTTCAATCTTCGTATTTTCCCGAAGCTGTTTTATCTGCCTGTCGGTGGTGCTCTTCATTTTTTCTAGTTCAGACTCTGCCTGTTGCTGTGCCAGTTGATTTTTTTGCTTAAAGAGATTGCTATATTCTGCAAGTTCGGCGTCCGTAAGTCCATTTAACGCTTCGATTTCTGCCGCTGCTTTCGGCCCCATCTCCCTGAGCTCTGCCAGTAGCCCCTTATCGATTCCACGCTTTGCTAGACTTGCAATGTTGCGTGACCAGTTTTCAAACGTCGTCACTTGCCCACGTAGATTTTCAATGAGCTGTTGTCCGCTCACTTCCTCTTTTTTGGTGACCTCATCAAAAAGACCGGCAAAGCTCACAAGAGACTTTGTCCGGGCATCTAAGGTCTTTTGATATTCGTCACGCAAGCGTTTTTCTTCCGCGATCAAGCGGTTATTGATTTCTTCCCGTCTGCGGTAATAATCCTGATCGAGCTTTTTAATTTGCTCGACCATTTGCTGGCGGACACGATAAAGCTCGCGTTCTGCTTGCTTGCGAAGCTCAATGTTATTGATATAGGTGTCATGGACCCGTTGCCATGCGGCAAGCTCGTCCGCTAAGCTCATCTCATTGTAATATTTCCGCTCATCAATCCATGCTTTCGACTTGTCAAAGGCTTCCTTTTCAAGCTTTTGCTTCTCCTCTTCCACAGCTTTTTTAACACGATATATCTCCCGTTCCAGCTTCTCATATTCCTCGCTACCCGCCTTGTAGCGTTCGATCATCCTCTCGTAAGATGTTAATTCCTGCTCGAGGGTCATTTGATTAAAATACTTCCGCCGCTCGATAAATTTCATCGAGGCATCAAAAGTTTCTTTTACATACTTTTCTTCTGCATCTTTAAGCTCTTTGGCGATCTTGCGCCGCTGCTCGGCCGTCTTTGCAAACTCAAATTCGATTGCCTTGAGAGCTGCAACATACTGCTCTGTGCTAATCTGCCCCAGCTCGTATCGGCTGGCTGATGACTTCATGGCCTCATCAAACTCTGCCTTCACGCGGTTAGCTCCATCCTTAGCCGCTTTGCCCGCCTTTTTAGCATCTTGCATGATTGACGTTATCGCACGAGTCGTCGCGTCTGTTACAGGTTTCCACACACTATCAGCAAGTTTCCCTGATGCCTTTTCAACTTCATCTTTAGATTTCTCTAACCCAATAACCATCCCATCGCCAAAATCATTCGTTAAACCTATAGCAACCCTTGATGGAGAGTGAATTTGTAGGATGCTTTTAACTGTGCCAGTGATAGCGTCTGTTACGTTCTTAACAGCGTTCTTAACATCTTCAACCTTTTGTGTAATCCCGTTGATAAGCCCTTGAATAATGTCTTTACCGATCTGTAACAAATCGATACTGCGTAAGAACTCGACAGAAGCATTCCAACCCCTGACAACATTATTCTTGGCTTCCTCCATTTTCTGCTTAACCGCATTTACGATGTCTTGGAATTTCTGCTGCACGGTGTTCCAAATATTCGAGAGAACTTCGGTAAAAAACGACCTTACCGTCCCCCATATCGACGTCACCGTGTCTTTAGCCTGTGTAGTTCGTTCCCGGACGGCAGAAGCGATGTTGTTAAAAATGTTTTGGGCAATTGTTAAAATGGAGGCCCACAATGTTGAGATGTAAGTTTTAAACGTGTCCCATACCAGCTTAGCATTATCGATGAGCGTCGTGATAATGGTAACAACAGTATCCTTAAGAGCATTCCAGATCGTCTGAGCTGCGTTCTTGATGTTATCCCATATTTGAGAGAGGTTGCTTTTAAAACTCTCCATGTCGCCGGTCACTAGGTTAATAAGCAACAGGATAGGGCCAAGAATGACGTTCTTGACCAATTACCATGCAGCCTTAGCAGCCGTTTGAATATTTGTCCAAACACGCTCGAGCATTGCACGGATGTTTTCCCAGATTTGCATTGCGTTGGTAGAAATCGCATTCCACATCGTCGTATAAAAATCAACGATTGGCCCAAAGATCGCCATGACCTGGGCGACAATTTCATTCCACTTGGCTACCACTGCATCCCATATGCCCGTGGCAACCTCTACAATCGAATTCCATAGTCCTGTGAAAAACTCTGTGATGCCTGACCAGATTGAGACAAAAAATTCAACCGTCGAAACCCATACTTCCTTCAACCAGTCCCAAACGGCAATGCCAACTTCTTTAATGCGTTCCCATAAGTTGATGAAAAAATCGCTGATCGGTTCCCAGTTTTGGTAAATGAGGACTGCTGCAGTAACGACCGCCGCAATAATTAATACCCAAGGATTCGCCATTAAAACAAGATTCAAAGCTTTTAATGAGGCGGTCAAACTATCAACTAGACTTTTTACTGTATTAAACCCAGCGAACGCAACAACTGCAGCTCCAATACCAGCTGCTACAGCCCCGATTATTGGAAGCCAAGGTTTTAATGTGTAATAAACTTCTTTAATTCTTTCTATTAACGGAGGTAAAGATTCTGCAAGCTGCTTTAATACTGTCTCGAAATGGCCACCAAATTCTGCAATCATGGTCCGCATATCCGGCAGCCCATTTGATGTCAACATTTCATCAATCGCTTGTATAATAGCAATGGTTCCACGAGTTACAGCAGTACGCATGTTACCAAAGACATTTCTCCACGATGCCCCTGCCTCTTTCGCTGCCCCCTCAATCGCAACGAAGTTATCTGTTCCTTCCATCATGGCTTTGGTGACAACATCAACAAACTCGTCCGCTGATATTTCGCCATTTTGGAAGCCCTTCTGTACTTCCTCCATGCTTTTTCCTGTGGCATCAGCGTACATTTCAGGCGCTGCGATACCTGCATCGTATAAACGGTTGACCTGGTCCATTGTCACTTTACCAGTAGTAAGCATCTTTGCCAGCGCCTCTGTTACATTTGCTAATTGCTCATTACTACCGTCGCCATAAAAGGCAACAGCGTCACCCCAGGCAGCGACATAATCAGTTGCCTTTTCGATCTCCGTGCCTCGAGTAACAAAGTTTTGTACCGCTTGCGCCGCAACATCAAGCCCATAAGCTGTACCTGTAACGGCATCACTTGTGCGGTCTAGCGCAGCTGCGGCCGCTTCGGTACTGCCTGTAATTGCCGTCATGGTACGGTCAAAAGACTCCATGATGTCAATGCGGTTAAAAGCGCTTTGTATGGAATCTCGCACCATGCCGATCGCTTTTGCCCCAAGCGCAACAAAGCCCAAAGCAGTCACAATCTTCCCTATTCCTAACGATGCCTTTTCTCCACTTTTTTCAAGTCCTGATAATTGATTGTCGAGGCTCGCGACGCCTTTCGCAACACTCCCGTCCTCCAACATGACATCAATGACGACTCTACCATCCGCCATAAAAAATCACCGTCCCCCTCGCGCATATTTCTAATCGCTTGGGGTTCGGGACCCTCTACAGCTTAATTTTGTTAATTTTTCCGCAACGTGAACACTTTATTTCTGCCTTTCCCTGTAATTTCCCGAGCAGTTTATTACATTGCTCACATCTCATCTCTTTCAAGTTATCACCGCCTTTTAAGGCAACAAAAAAGCACCCCTTCTTTTGGGATGCTCCATGGTATAATATTCCTTGTACAATAGAATCGGCTCACTCAAGGGTGGTCTGGCTCATCCCCGCGAAAGGGGGTGAGGCTTATGACAGTATACGAAGCACTAACACTGATGGTTGCTTTTGGCGCACTCGTCGCCATGCTGTCGCAAGACAAAAAGAAATAGACCTCCCTTGAGCCTGTCAACTTTAGGGGATGGTCTATTTCTACGACGCATTCGAGCCAGTCACTCTTGAGAGGACAACTATTGTGCGTGACCGTAAGTGTTTGCCGCACTTGCGGTCTTTTTTATCCTACTCAATTATTGAGTACATTATAACATATTCCATGATTTATCCAAGTAACTCCTTCTTTTTGGCATTGAACTCATCTTCGGTTATAATACCGTCGTCAAGAAGACCTTTAAATTTCCTTAACTCATCAGCACTTGAGAAAGCCGCATCCTCAAATGTCTCCTCTTTTGCAATCGGATGAGCTTCTAATTTTTTTAATTCTGACTGATTTGTAGCAAACAGATTCGCTTCAATCATGTACTTTTCTTTTGTTTCAACATCCATAAAAGCCATTGTATAATTCGTTTTCTTTTTCTTCTTTGCTCCGATAGCTCCGCCTAGCAAAGTACCGATCCCAGGCGCAAATATTGTCCCTATCGCCGCACCTGTTAAAGTTTTGGCTGTACTCATTTCAGCTATCGTTTTCTCAGAAAAACCCAAGAAATAATAGTCTTTTTTATTCACATTAACAATACCTTTTTCCTTTGTATACATAATGAGGTAAGAGGATTCTTTTTTCTCTCCAATTTGTCCCGATATCACTGTTACCACAACGCCCCGAGTTTTAAACAAGTCCATGAGCCCCATAATATCACCGTCCTTAATGTCTTTACGGTTAATTATGAGAGAATGTTCCAAATGATTCAATACATTCTAGGAGGATTGTGTTATGCCTTGTAGAGCATATTGCTTTTTGGCCTTCTTGATCTGCTCGCGCTGCTTGCCAGTTCCCTTGCCCGTTGGAAGCTCCATCATTCGGATGTTCACTACTTCTTTAAACTTCGTGTCTGCTCTCAACCCGACGAGCAAGGCGCGGAATTTGTACCAGTGCAGCTTCCCTTGCTCCTCAATAAGATCAATACCATAATCCTGTAAAAATGACGCATAGATGTACTCTGCATCTTCAATAAGCGAGTAGACTTCTTTATTCCCTTTGCCGCTCTCCGTCGGCATGGGATTGCCTTTAATATCAACGGCCTGTGAGTTCTCACTGCCTTTTGAGATACACTTTTCAAATAAGCTCATCAGGATGTCGCGTTTCTTTTCTGGATCACATTCCAGATTTACCCCGATTAACATTTCAAGGCCTGTCTCTATTTTAGTTAGATCATCAATTTCATCATTAGCTATAAGTTCAAACAAGCGTAAGACATTATCAAAGGCAAGATCAATCGTAAACTCTTCGCCGTTTATTTTCACGGTATTGTCAATTGGAAAGGCCAGCGAGAACATTAGCCTCACCTATTTCTTCTTTTTCTTTGCTTTGAGATACTTTTTTGCTTTATCAGCTTGTGACAACTCATGCCCCATTGCCTTTAATTCCTTTTCAAGTCCTTCAGCAATTTGTTCAAAGTATTTAGTGAGCGAATAAACGGATGGCGTTTGTTCGTAAATTCGATCAAAAGAACCTTCACCCAACATGAAGTCGAATCCACGCCTTAACGCATCTTTTGCCGATTCTAACGCTGCCAACTCATCATTCTTGTCAAATTCAATCGCCATTAATTCATCCTGAAGTTTTTCGGCACCTTTTCTAAAACGAATAATTGATTCATCTGAAGTATCAAAAATAAATTTTAACTCTCCAATTTCTACAGGTATGCCCGTTTGTTCCGTCTGAATTCTAATTGCCACTGTAATCCCTCCTCATCATTATAAGGCGCCCGTCAGGACGCCTTATTCGTCATTATCTTCGCCTGGTGGAGTAGTTTCGCCCAGCAACTCTTCTGGCTCTTCTGGCTTTCCCCCGTTATCCGGGGGACCATCAGGGAGTATCTGCCGGCGTCACTTCTGGCGTCGTATCAAACGAGATAACGCAGTTGAATGGTGCGTACTCCGTCGCTTCCCCTCCAGATGTGACAATATCAGTTACTGTGGCGCGGCCTTCTGCAATTTCACCATTTGATTCCACCTTCTTAAACATAATCTTCCGATTGTCGCCGAGCTTCCGCTTTAATCCGTCGATAAATTTCATTGCGGGATCCTCGTCATCGTAAAGACCCTCGAAAGAGTATCGTTCAGCTCGGGAAATGAGGTCAGTTTCCGGCGTACCGTCACCATCATAGTAACCAGTCTCCTCTGTACTCTCATCAGAATCATCCGTCACGGAAGAAATCCACTTCGCCAGCTCCATGTATGCCGGCTCATCGCCATTCTCGGGAATAGGAGCTACAAAATAACTCGTTAATGCATTCTTTTGTCTAGCCATCATTTACCACTCCTTTAATAAATAAATCAGCACTAAAATGAGCGCCGTAAATGTAATACTTATCATCCTTGCTAATTACGTTAGGATCGGTTGTGATAGTAATGCCACTAAATTCATAACTGCCGTTAGCGCTCGGTATATCGTCAATCTCAACTAGGAGGCTAGTGATACGCAATAGTGTTTGATAAGCTTCTAGCTGGTTCTCATGCTTAGTCATTACTTGGAAAGCAAATCCTTGGTCCTTTGATCCGTCGTAATAATGACGATAGTCATTTGCGGGCATGACCATGACAGCGATGCTATTACCGTTAGCCAAAAGCGGTGAAACCACAGTCGCATAATACCCTTGCTTATCCAACGTATCGATCACAAGTCGTTCTAAAAAATCCATTGTCATAATGTATCCCTCATCGCATTTTTCGCAACGTTTACCCACTCGGGCAAGTGGGCCGCACGGGCTCTTTCATACCACATTGGGCCGGCGCTCGGATTCTTGTCTCTTGAAAAATTCATCCTTACGCCGAAGTAAAGTTTGCGAGCATATGGGGTATCCCACGCCACCAGTCCCTCGTCAAGATTCGATGCCCGAACACTGCTGTCAATTAAGTTACCAATGTCACGTGGCGCAAACCGGTTGCTGTCCTTAAGGACTTGCTGCGCTACTAAAAACCTAGCGCGCTTCGTCGCAGATGCTAACTTAGGCTGAATCTTTGAGGTGTCCACTCGAACCCTTATTCTGCTCCTGCTCATCGGATATCCACCTCGTAATGATGCGGCGTTTTAGGATCGAGAGCATAAAGTGCGTCACAAGCAACAACGCGGTAGTCATGGCCATTAAAGTGCACCTTTGACTTCTCCCTCAATCGCTTAAAATTCGGCGTGTTTACAGCATCAAGAAAGATAACGCCCTGCACTTGGACTTCCTCCCCCGTACCATCCCGCCTTAGCTCCGCTTTCGGCTGCACCAACACAAAAGAGATGGTTTCAGCCGGTGCAAATTCATCACCGAATGATCCATCCCTTACGAATTCTTCGTATTCAATTGAGTGGATAAGGACTCTTTTAGGAATAGGACGTATACGCACTATCCAACACCCCAATTCCACTATATAGGAGTCCTGTTGGGGCCAAATAATCAATCAAGTTAGCGGCTATCGTTTGGTCTGCCTCTCCACTGGACCGGACGCCTCCCCCGTAAGAAAACTTACCGATAGAAACTCCAGTCACATCATCACCAGTAATCGAGATACTCGTCCCGCCATTGAGCTGGAAGAATTCTACTTGAGCAGCAGTTGCTTTTTTGACTTGCAGCTGTACGAACGGCGCAAGCCTCTCAAAGTCATTGATCGCATAATTCGTTACCTGATCAACGACCTCTGATGCACGCTTGATAAAACGAGGGAGGTCAGCGTCCTCCACAGGCACTCCTTCATAGTCGTTTTTGTAGTAATCCACTGTGATGTAAGGCATTAAATGGCCCCCTTACTCCTTTGGTTCTTCCTTGGTATCCAATTCTTTTTTAAGCTTGGTGTTTTCGGTTTTTAGCTTCTTGATTTCGGCCTTGAGTTCAGCAATTTCTGCTGCAGCATCTGAACCCTTAAGGTCCTCTAATTCCTCACGCAACTTGTTGTACTCCCCAACAGGTACCGCCTTACCTCCAGTTGCATGTTTAATAATAGCTCCACTTGCATTAATCTGGTCATAGCCTTGCTTTAGATAGGCATCCACCCGACCCGAATCAATATCCAGAATGCGATTCCCCTTTTTTACTTTTGCCATACTATCCTCTCCTTTTTTGAAGAGGGGAGAACCAACTCCCCTTGAATCTTAATTATTCGTCAGCATCCCCTGAACCTGAGTCTGCCGCAGTTACATGCATTTTCACGCCTTTGACTTTCGGCTCCAGTAGGAATGTATCCCAATATTTCCGCTCGTAGTACAACCATTTCCCCCCTGTGGCAGCGCTCGGCTGATCCAAAGAGACAAACTCGTATTTTTGAGGTGTTAGTAATGCGGTCGGATGGATCAAGATCATATTGATTTGCTGAGCTCCTGAATACGGAACTGCTCCGTCAGTAAAGTTATAGAGCGTCTTCATACGGCTTGATGGTACAGTTTCAAGCTCTACTTCATCAAGTGATCGGATATTCCGATTAACCGCCGCTGCTTCCCCTTTTACTTCAAGAGTGCGCTGAATTTTCTCAGCGTTTTTCAAGATTTTCTTAACGCCCGGCGTTACATAAAGGATACGTCCTTCTTGCGGTACCTCTGCCTCATCCATTTCCTCCATCATATCGTCAAAGATAGAAAGAGCCGTGGCCTCCGTGATTTCCTCCGATTTGGGTGATTGTCCGTAAGACATGTACTCATCAAATAACTTGGATGCCAGGTATTTATCCATTTCGGGAATCTTATGCTCATCATTAAAGACGCGAGTGATGTTGGCAATAGTTAGGGCCATGTTTGTCTCATCGATGTCTTGCGGATCGACTAAAGTTTTAAACTCACGGTCATGCTCCAGTGTCTTAGGAATCCATTTATTATCTACCCGGCGAGTGTAGTTCCCCATTACGTCACGATCCACATCCGTAAACCCGCCTGTCGAAATGTTAGGGATTTGAATGGTCTTTGCACTCGTCCAACGAATAAGGGCATTATTCGGCGTTTCATATAATTTGCTGAAAGCAAGCCCTTTTGAATATTTTTGTTGAAGCGCTTGTTGATATTGTTCTGCATAGTTTACAGGCATTTCACATCACTCCTTTTATTATTTAAAAGCTTCGGCCCATTGATCGGCTAAAGATTGTGGCTGCTTCTTGTGCTCCCCTGTGGAAAACGACGGTTTTTCGACTTCCTCCTTTTTCTCTTGCTGTCCTGCAAAGTGTGGATACTTTTCTACCACCTTTGCGATCGCAGCATCCATGTCCATATCGTCATTGACCATCCGTTTGGCTAAAGTGACTACATCCTCAACAGATTCAGAGAGGACACCAGCTTTCATGGCGCTAATCTGCGCTTTTAAGTCGGCATTCTCTTCGGCTGTCGTTGTATAGTTCGTTTCCAGTTCTTTAAGCCGTTCAGCTTGCTTCTGCTGCTCGGTTTTTTGTGACTCCTGCCACTCCTTAAACTGCTTCATTCCTTCCTTTGCATTGTCAAAGTTTTCAATGCCTAGCTGCTTAAGTAACTTTTCTTGTTGCTTGCGAGTCTCTTTAGCAATGAGATTATTGACATCTTCCTGAGTAAATGTTTTTTCATCTGATGTTTGTTGGTCACCAGTACCCGATTGATCACCTGATTGGTCTTGTTGTTGAGTATCTCCCCCAGCTTGAGTTTCGGCTTGCTGGTCGCCCTGCTCCTCACCATCTGCAAAGAACTGTAAATTTAAAGGTAATAATCTATCTTTCATCCTTAACCCTCCATTACGGATAATGTCCTTCTGTTTTGTTTAACGCCCACTACAGATAACGGGCATAAAAAATAGCCGCATTTGCAGCTAATAGATTTGCTCCCGGTTATACCGCCGGGTTCTGCCTGAATCACTAATAAACTCACGCATAATCGCTTGTCTATCTCTCACCTTCCGTTTTGCTTGCTCAACTCCTATTTCATCTTCCATCGCCTCCATCATGCTTAATTCTCGTTTGGCATAGCGGATTCTACGCTCCAAATAGCGCTGCCGTTGCGATTGCTTATAAGCCTCGTCGTTTTCCTCTCTGCTGAATTCAGGCGGGCGCGGTATCGACACTTCCTCGATAAATGGGTAGAAGATATGCCCGCAGTTGATCCCTCTAAGCCCAGCCAGTTCTCCATAGCTCGTCTCGGACAACGGCGGGTAATTGTCGCTCGTCCCGCTCCTACTGTAAATCTTGCCCTGATAAGGAGCGCACCTTGGCCTTGCTCCCATATGACTGGACACTTCTACAAGATCGACACCATGCTCATCCATTCTGGCAAACTGCATATCATTCGCCACTTTGTTGGATGCGGTCCGTATCACCATGTTCACGTATGCTTCTGTCGTCCATTGCTTTCCGGCTCGGTCGATCAGGGCGGGCACGCCCCTCTCTGCCCACCTGCTAGCAACTTCTCTTAGCGCTTCCTGTGGTGTTTTAACTCCTGTGAGAACTAAACCACTTGCTTCATTCAGAATGTTCACGTAGGCCGATTCTGCCTGGCTGAGCATTGTTGTATTGATGAGACTAAAGGATTCGCGGGCTTGACGCTGATAAGCTCTTAAAATATCTTCAAGAACAAAAGATTCCTCGGGTGGCTCTATAACCCTCCCTAATCGAACGGCTTCCTCTAGCAGTTCGTCTGTTTCAGCTACACTTATATAACCCACTTCCTCTAATAATCGAACTACTTCATTTACAGCCATTTCACTATACTTGGCAATTGTAAGTATGTTTTCTTGATTGAGAGCGTTCAGTTGATTCAATTTGAAGAGATGCCATGACTCAAAGCCCTCCTCATCGAGCAGGGAGCGGTCATATTTAAGCTTCCGGGCAATATTAATAAGGATTTCTTCTTCTATTCTCAGGTAAATATCCGTGATTGGTTGAGCTTTCATTTGATTATGTTCAGGATTCATTAGACATCAACTCGACTCATCCCAAAGAAATCGATCGCCTCTGCTGTAGCAGTCTGCCCTTCCTCGGATATCTCTTTCATGAGCTGTTCTGCCTCATTGGCAGAAAGACCGTGTATTTTCATAATCGCCTTCTTACGAGACGTGAGCTTATTACTTACCAGCTGTACTTGCTTATTAATCTCGGCTGTCTGATCCTCGGCAATGGAATCATCAAAAGTAACGGTCACTTCCCATCCCTCGTCTGGCCGGTTAAACAATTCATAAAGCTCAGCCGTCTGGACAATGACCTCTATTAACTCTGTAAGGCCAGCTTCAATGACATTCTCATGAGATTGCTTGCTCTTAAATGTCTTGCTGTTTTCGCTCACAACCTCAGTAGCAGTCTTAACGCTCTGTCCATCAAATGAAAAGGCTCCCGAGCTAAAGCCCGTTTGCGACGCAAGCAAATTGAGTAGCGCATTAATGGCAGCTATATGCTCTTCAACCCGAAGCTCCACCGTACTATCATGGATTTTAAGCTCATCCATGTTCCCTGATCCCATCGCCTGATAGATCTCGTCGTCAGCGTCAAAATATCGATGCGGAACTCCATTTTCATCAAAGACAGTTTTTACTGCGGTAGCCGGCACGATAATCCGGCGTTTCCCCAGACGGAACTCCCTCTGAAAGCTGTCAAAAGCAATGTCTATAGTTTTTAATGTATCCAAGGCATTCGCATAAAGCGGAATCCCAAGCGGACTATGCATGTCGATGTTATTCGCAATATTCGGCTTAAAATACACGAAATTTGATCGCTTAAACGCCTTGATCCTCACCTCTTCTTCTAAGTCAGGGAATAGCGTGGAAAGCGGGATTTGTTTGCCTAAGTCTGAGCCGTGCTCGGTCACAAAGAGCTCGTTTTTAATGACGTACTCTTCCCCTTCCCATAAATGCCACTCCAGGTGCGTGTATTTCTTTTTCCCTTTGCGAATTTCGTTCGGGAACACCGCCTCGCGAATGCCCTGGTTATCCCAACTGATCGGGATGAAGCAATCAGCAGTCACATACGACAATTTAATTCTCCCGTCACCAAAGTACGGCTTGATCACCATACCACCAAGTGCAAACTGGAACTCAAGGTAGTCCTGAAATCTTTTGACGAACTTATTCTCTTCAAGTATGTTGTCAATGTTCTTTTTTAAACCCTCATCCGAAATATTAATCTCGCAACGCTCGTTAAAGATCAAGGAGGCCATTTCCTGTGACACGACTTTCGCCATTCCAAGTGTGGCCATTTTCCTTTTTTGCGATCCATTGATGGTGGTATACATCACATCATGCCACTCACTAAAAAAGCCTTGATAAATGGCCTTCCACTTATCAATCAGCTTGTAAAATTCATCGTTGTCAGGAATCTGCTTGAGTTCCGACATGTTTTTGATGTTTTTGACCAGCCCCATCCGTTGTAACACCCCCTTGAAAAAGCCTTTTATTTTACGGAACACTGTTGTCACCGCCTTCCTTAGAGGACATAGCGCTTATAAAAATAATTATTGCTGTATCTGGCCTCGTCCATTGCATGGTTATTCTCGTCTATCGGCTTACCGTTATCATCACGACAATACATTCCTACTTCTTTAATAAAGTTGTAATGGTCATATTTTTCTGTTTCCAGAAGGAGAAACTGTTCATTCGTTATGGAGCTTTGCAGCCGCTCGATTCCGACCTCAATTCCCTTCGATGACCCTTTTATGTCCTTTGCGTTATTATCAGCCGGGCTTGTCGCTACCCCCAACATGTGCAATTCTTCGCGCAAGGATTTACAGGCAGGATCGATAAACACCTCTGAGCGGCACATATCAAACTTATCTTGACACCAAAGGATGAAAGTTTTTATTTCTTTCGCATAAGTGCTCATAGCCTTCACTTGGCCTGTATCGGCTCCACTGTGATAATAGTGAGCCACCCTATTCAGTTTGTAATCAAATTGCCGGTGTTTTCCCTTGTGTCTTGTGACTATGTTGCAGCTCATGCTAGTAGCATCACTTTGCCCACCATCACCAGAAAAAAACATTTCAATTTTCTTCCCTTCGAGCTTCTGCTTAATATTGTTTTTCATATCAAACATGCTATAGATGACTCCCGCAGGGATCACCCGCTGGCCTAACCAGTCACGTTTAAAAAGATACGGATTCTTTTTCAGTGTTTCATATATCTCCTGTTTGCGCTCCTCTGTAATAATTGGGTTATCATCGATGGTCCAATGAACCCACCTTGTTTTTTGTACCTCAAACACTTCCTTGATGACCGGGTGATTCGGGGCTGGCGGGTTAAGATCGGCAAGGTGATAACGCATTTTCGCTGCGAATGTTCGACGGAAACACTCCTGAATAAAATCAATGTGCAGCAAGTCAATCTCACAAAAAGCAACTGATCCTAAAGACATACCGGTAATCGCCTTTTTACTGTCCGCTTTCCCTCCCCCTTTGTAATACACTTTCTTTACACCAGAAGGAGTGTGGACTTCCAAATGATCACCATGCTCATCATGCTTGATCTTAGCAAGGTCGCCGAAAATATGAATAAGGCCGAATCCGTCGCACTCCATAAATAACCGGTAAGCCTGCTCTTGATTATAGGCTGCGACTAAATGGTTTTGATCTGGAGCCATAGCCAAATAATCAGCATAGCGAAAAACGCCTGCCGTTGTTTTCGATGACCGGGGCGTTCCCTCGTTTACCTCTAAGGTGTGATCGTAAGGCGCGCGAATAATTTGCAGTTGTTTAGGCGAAAACGTTATGCTCATTCATCATCACCCTTTTTAGCAGCAATAAGCGCTTCAAGCAAGGAAGTATCTTTCTTGCTTCCTTTGATAAGCTCAGTGCGAGCTTTGACAAATTCAGTTTCAGCCTTAAGCTTTTCTTCTTCAAGCTTGCGTTTATTAATAATGTCGTCCAACTTCAAGCGTTCTTCCATCTCATGCTTAAGCTTTATAGCCGCGTGCTTTTTTCCTTGTATGCGCGTGAGCGCTTCCTCTATTTTTAGAATGTCATCAATCTTGCGGTAGGTCGTTTCTTCCTCTTCCGTGACGATCAATTGCTCCTTCTTAACCGTTTTGATCTCGACCTTCCCGGTGCGCTCATTATAGGTCTCAACAGGCACTTTCTCAGTAATACGCTCTTTCAGAACACGCTTTTCACTTTCAGTTAACCCCTCTACAATCGCCCTAATACGTTGCATCATCCTTCGCTCACGAATCGACAGGATGCGAATATCCTCTTCGATTTGCGAAAGCGGGGACGTGTCGATCATCTCAAAAAGCACCTGTTCTTCATCTGTCAGCGTATCGAAAAGAATGCTCTCATACTCGCCTGTGACAAGAGCATTCTTATTGCCGATAGGAGCAGCACCCCCGCTATTCCCTAGTGCGTTCTTATTACCCGAAGGCGGACCGCCTGCATTTCCCTCAGCGTTCTTGTTCCCTTTCGGTGCTCCTGGACTGCCCCGTTTAGGAGCGCTCCTTTTCGGAATAGGAGCGCTCCCTTTCAATTCTTCCTCCCACTTATCTGTCGCCTTCCATTTGCGGACGGTCGAACTGGTCACTCCAAGATAAGCAGCGATGTCTTTTAATTTTGCTTCCCCATTGGATTTCAGCCATGCTTCTTTGGCTTCGTCACGTCGAGGGTCTCTTGGCCTTGGCATCTACATCATCACCCACCCCCATAATTTGGATTGAGTTGAGTTTGTTTCAGAAATCGTCTCGTTGTAGTTCAAGATCGAGTTCGATGAGCTTCTTCAAATCGTCTACAGAGTCAATTTTAATATGGCCGCTCTGAAAGTCTTTCACCCATCTTGTAATACCGGCATTTACAATTTTGCGATATTTCTCCTTAGATTCATCTATCGCTTCTACCTGGGCAAGCTCGTATTGAAGCAACAAGTTTTCTTTATCTTCGCCTTCAACAGAACGTTTGTTTGTATTTTTCATTGCCAGAACACCTGACCTTCGCTAAAATTGGAAGTGAGAGCGTGAGATAATGCTCAACCGTGGCCACGGCTTTGTCACGCTCTCCGTCAGGGTTCTGCCCTGGGGTCAAGGGGATGTTGGTAGCATCCCCTTATATTTATGGCTGTAGCAGTTCCGGCTTTATACCAGTAAACTGCTCGAAACGCTTTTTAATCACATCACAAAAAACCGGATCGAGCTCCATCGTCCGGCACTCCCTATCTGTTTGCTCACAAGTCATCAAGGTGGAGCCGCTACCACCGAATAAATCGACCACAATATCTTGCCCTCCACTACTGTTTTTTAAAGGAATGGCGATTAGCTCCAATGGCTTCTGAGTAGGATGCACGTATTTATTGACATCCCCTCGGCTTATTTCCCAGACTGTTGACGGCTCTGGAACCTCATCAAGAATGCCTGTCCTCCAGACCGTTGACTGTTTGCGATCTCCATACCACTCTGGGGCCTTCCCTTTCTTATAAGCATAGAAGACCGGCTCATGCTGCCAGCGATACTGACTCCACCCAAAAGAAGGAGAGTTTTTCACCCATACGCACTGAGAACGAACAACTATGCCATGCTTGTTCATGGCATTTTCAAACTCTCTTTGATAAGAGGATCCGTGAAACACATAAATGGCCGCACTGTCTTTCATTAAATAATCATAGCTGCGAAAAACTCCGTCCAAAAAGCTATCGAACTCTTCTGTGGTCATATCGTCATTTAAAATTGACTCGCGACCCGATTTATTAAGCTTTATAGAGTCACTTTCCACCGCTACATTGTATGGAGGATCTGTGATTACAAGATCAGCTTTGTCACCCTTCATCAACTTTTGAATATCCCCTAAATTGGTTGCATCACCACAAACTAAAAGGTGACGCCCTAATTTCCAGACTTCACCATAATTCGTTTCAGGTTCTTTTATGTTTTCTACAGCCGCCTCTACATCAAAGTCGTCTTCTTCAACAAAGTCCGTATCATTAGGGAGACTTTCCAATATTTCATCCAATTCCTCCTGATCAAATCCGGTGTATTTGGCAAGTAGGAAATGTATGATTTGGCAGTTAAAAATGTAGCTACTTGCCAACAT